AAATATTTTGATAATTTTAATCGTTCACAATTTTCGTCTTTTACAGCTTTGCCGCCAGATAGTCCAAATAGTTGTCCTTGAAATGCACCTGAAACTCCAGTTGTACATAAGTCTTGAGAGTAAGACATGATACTAGGTGCAATAGCAGAAGCAGGTGGTGAGTTAATATCTTGTTCTATTTTTTGAGTAGAACTTGAAGTATTGTTATTAGTATTAGTCGCAGTATTATTATTGGTATTGACGTTTTGATTATTAGTGCTGACTGTGCTTGTACTTGTGCTAGTGTTGTTGTTAATTGAATTATTAGTATTTGTATTGGTATTGGTATTAGTTACAGTTTGAGTAGCGGTAGAATTAACAGTGCTAGTGCTAGTATTAATATTGGTATTTAAATTAGTGTTGGTATTTGTGTTAGTAGAAACATTCGTATTGCTATTTGTATTGGTATTCGTGTTGAGATTAGTGTTGTTATTTGTATTATTATTGGTGTTGGTATTTGCAGTAGTAGTAGTATTAACAGTATTCAAACTGTTGCCTTCACAATATTGAGAACCCATGACGCAATCACCAGTTTGGTCAGCTGATAAAAATAAAGGCATTAACAAAAAAATGCTGTATATGGTTAATTTTTTCATTTAATCGAATTGATTTATTACATACTTTAACCAAAAAACTAATAAAAATCTATCTCCATCTTTTACTGTAAGTCCTCTATGAAGGTTTATAAAACTCGGAAATATTAAAGCAGATCCAGTTGGTAATGGCTTTATGATGCCTTTTTTCCAAAATTCAGTACCACCTCCAGTGTATTTGCCAGTGTTTAAGGGTATAACCACGCTAACATCAGAGTTGTAGTCGTGGTGCCAATTACCTTCTTTTATAGTTTTAGGATTGTAATTTGCTACTTGTACATGACCTGTATTTGTTATTTGCTTCCAAAGGTGCATAAAAACATTATTAAGATTATCTCTCACGACCAATTCCATTAACATTTTAGTGGTGTCTAAACACTTGGTATTAAAAGTACATTCTGGCATTTGCCGCAGACTGTCTTCTTTTGGATTTGTTTCAAACCCTAATTCTTTTGCCTTATTAATTATATGTGTGCAAAATTCTTCTTCTAAAATTGGGATTGTATAAACTTCTTTAAGCGGTTCTTTTAAATTTTCTAAAAGAAAATCTTTTGAAATTATCTCCACAAAGGCCCATCAATCCAGGTGACTAAACTTTTTCTTGCGCCTTTAGTTACTGGCGTAACTCTATGCCCTAGTACCGAAGGAAATATTAGTACTGCACCTTTTTTTCTTAATAAATTTTTATCAGGTATGTTAGGAGCATAATGTTTATCAAATTCAAAATCTCCACCCTCATAATCATCACTATCTGACAGCTGTATAGTCATGCTTAATTTTCTATGCACCATTCTTTCTGTTTGCAAAAAAGTGTCCATGTGAAAATCGTAATGCCCTTTATTTTCTGCTTCATAAAGAGTGTGTTGAATATCGGTAATCGAGCTAATATTAGCGCCAAAGATTTCTTGATTTGCTTGTTGAAAAAAATAATGAAGTAAATTTAATAAACTTTGCGATTGCGGGGAGTCTGTTTTTATCCATCTTATTTTTGCTCGTCTTTTTTCTTGGTTTATTTCTGCTGCTTTTTCAAAACCTGTTTGTCCAACAGTCTGTTCAAATTGTTCAGCTAATGAATTTATTTCATCAACTACTTTTTCAGTAATTCCTTGTTCCCAAAATTGCCACAACGCTTTCAATTTCTACTCCTAATAAATAATATAAAATTGGCCCATACGGTATGTCTGTACCAAATAAATAATTAATTACCCAAATACCTCCATTAATTATAACAACTTTTGTACCTATAACTATAAATACTATCCACCCTAGAGTTTTTAAAGCTCCATTTTTAAAATAATAATTTTTAAGCTTAGTGAGTATTGGAAAGTTCCAAGTTATATTTTTGGTAATATTCATTATATATTTTTGGTTTTTGAAAATTAAATTGTTTTCTTAAAGCGTGTACGTTTTTATTTAAAAATTCCAATGGTCCATAAAAAACAAAAGCAGGATCTATTTTCTTGGCTATTTTTAGACATTCTAACCAACACCTAAAAGGTAAAAAACTTTTGGTAGTTCGCATAACTTTTATCATGCCAAAAAAACCAACTAAGTGAGCCTGTTTCAAATTGAAACATTTAGCCGTAATAGTTTGCACTAACGCCTCCCCCAAAGGATCGGTGTGGTAGCCAGATAAAACGTGCCAATTGTCATGTGTTAATAAAGCGTGTCTTGACGCATTTGTTCTGATCTCGTCTATAAATGATGTTGCTCTTGACTCCTCTTCGGTAAATCTTTGTTCATACAAATCTTGTATGCCAAAATCTTTTACTAACTGATAGTATCTATAACCAACGGTATCTTTGTCTAATTTTTTTAAATTAGCAAAATCCATAAGTTTTGGTATTACTTCTCTATCTACAAAATCTTTGTCGTTATGATTTCTACCCCACAAAACGTCTCTGCCTTTTTTTGATCTACGATTTCTTAAAGTCATAATAAAACCAAAAGGGAAGTTTAGTTCTCGATACAAACTCAAAACATTATTTATTCTCACCTCACCGCTACTATCTTTCTCGACAGGCTCTAGATCAGATCCCTCTCCATATTCAGTTAAAATAAAATGAATACTTTTAGTTATCTTGATTGGATTCCACAAATTATTTACCTACTATAAGCAATCTAGCTGTATTTGAACTATTGTTTGTAACATTGACAGCGGAGCTTGTTAATTTTTTGATGCTGTATTGAGGAATATCTGTAGAGCCAATCTTGCAAGTTTCACTAAATAATACATAAGTTGTAGTGCCATGTTTGGTGACTTCTTTAGTTTGACCTGTGGGAATGTCAATAATTTTTCCAGAATAATCTGGATTGCTAGTAACCGTACAGAGAAAAACTGTGTCGTCTGCTAAAGATTCAATTGTAGCTTTTGCTTGAAGCTGCCACTGAATTTGTAAATCCTGCATTGTTGTACAGTTACCGTCATACTCGTATGTAAAATTAAAATTCTTGTTAGCTAAAGCATCAGCAATACTTGACTCACTATAATTTGTTGATGTTTTGATAGGATCGTTTTCATTTAATTCGACAAACTTTTCTAAATCAGATTGAGTTATATCACCATCATTTTCCCATGACCAAGAAGTTTTTACTTTACCTTTCATCAAAGAAGTTCTTAATGCACATTTAATTACATTACTATTATCAGTGTTAGCAGTGAGTAAATTACTTGACAAGTCAGACATAGAATCTCTAGTCATAGTCACGCCTGTATTTCCAAACATAAAAGTAAACATCAGATCATCTTCTGGCTTGTAACCTGTAATGTTTGTAAAGTTATTGACTACTGCCATCTTATATTTCCTCAGTTTCAGAAGTGTCTAATGCTACATCTACTGTAACTTGTTTTTCTGTTTCTGTTTTGTTATTTTCAATTTTTGTGTTGTCTAGTTTTGTTTCTGATAATGTTTCATCAACATCACCATTTGAATCCAATACCGCTTTTATTTCTATAAAAGAGCCATCAGCAAAAGTTTTACCCACTTTTTTTATTCCGTTGTCCTCTCTAATAACTATAGCCATAACTAATCGCAATCAAAAGTTTGAGTTCTAGTTCCAGAGCCAGGGGTGGGCGGTTGAGTAAATCCTGGTGAATTAGATGGCCATGTCCAAGAGTGTATAGGATTAGGCGAAGATGGAGAAATAGCGTAATTAGCATCAGAACGCTGTAAAGTTGAACTGCCATCTGTGGTAAATTTAAAACTGTTAAGATCAGTATTCATAGAATCAGCAGAAGCATGAAATATTTGACAAGTAAATGTAAAGGTAGAAGGTTGCCCTTTTGGGGTTGTTACTGGATAACCTAAACCTGAAATTGTTGCAGCTTTGAAAACTCTACCGTTATCAGGAGTAGAATCGCTTAAACTACCTGCTATACCTGTCTGAAAACCTCGAAAAGTGGTACTTGCAATACTAGCTGAACCTGCGGTAATAGTTGTTGACCAAACCTCTGAAGTGTTTTCTGCGCCTCTAAAATCGTTTACAGATATTGTGCCAGAAGTAGGTACACCATTAGGTGCAAAAACCCCTAAATCAGCTTTGGTTAAACTGCCACCAGAATAGTATTCGTTAAGAGAGACAGGATTACTGCCGCCAAACTCTGTTTGTATATCTGAAAAACTTGCTGCACCTGTTGGAACTGCCACTATTTATTCTCCAGTTCTTTAACCCTCGCAGATAGTTCTTTGACTGCTTCAATTAATACTGCTGTTATTCTGCTGTAATCAACCGACTTAGTACCCATTTCATCATTAGCAGTTAAAACTATTTCAGGTAAAATCTTTTCTACTTCTTGAGCTATGACACCTATTTCTTCTCTATCGTCTCTGGTATACGTCACACCTCTAAGTTGTTCTACTTTAGATAAACCATCTTCAAGCGTTACAATATTATCTTTTAGTCTTTCGTCTGAAAAGGCAGTGACGTTGTTATTAAAGGTTGCTGCACCAGCCTCTGACATATCAAGCGTAAGAGCAGTAATTTCACTACCACCATCGTTGCCTTTAAATAGAATGTCTTTGTCTGAAACTTTAGATTCAAATGCATAATTTGAACTTGCCATATTAATACCACCAACTTCTGTACCAGCATCTTTAAATTGTATTTCACCATCATCAGCATCAAGTATTATTGTGTTATGACAGTCAACAGTTAAATTACCATTATTTGTAAATATACTTCCGTGAGTTCCATCTGAAGTAAGTATTAAGTCTCCTCCTGCTCCCATACGCAAAAGTCCGTTGTCTACCATTTCTATATCGTGGTTAAATTGTGCTGTGCCAGCTTCGGAACTATCTATAGTAAGTGCTGTGATGCTTGAGCCACCATCATTAACTTTAAAAAGCATATCGGCATCTGACCTTTCACTTTTTACAATAAAGTTTGTGCCATCATTTTCTAAAGAACCAAATTGTGTGCCGTCATCTTTTAAATTTATATCTCCACCACCACAATCTAAAGCAATATCACCAGCAACATCTATTGTTAAATCGCCACTAGATAAATCTATTTCTGTACCGTCAATAGTTATATTATCGACTATTACACCTGCGTTGGCAGTAACTGCACCAGTCACGCCAAGAGTGCTGCTTAAGGTCGTAGCTCCTGTTACTCCTAATGTTTCGCCTATTGTAGCTAATCCACCTATAGCAACATCATCTGTTACTGTTAAATCGTCTTGAACTTTAAGATCTACTGTTGAAAGACTAGCAAACGCATCAACTACAGCAGCACCCGAACCTGCACCGTCTAAATAAACTGCTTTAGTGTCCCCAGGTGGAATAGTTACGTTAGCACCACTACCTTGAGAAATAATTATATTTTGTGATCCGCTAGTGCCGTTTTCTATAAACTGCATCCTGCTAATGGTGTTAGGTCCTATAGTAATAGTACAAGCAGAATCTAACGTACCTGTATATTTAAGATACATAGCTCTACCAGGATCAGTTGATCCATCTGCTACTGTTGTAGTGTGAGTGTCAGCATTAGTAGTGATAGCTTCTGTACCAAAACTTAAAGCCTCTCCTATTAATTCTAGATTAGTATTAGTAACGGTACCCCATGATCCTGATTGATCACCAGTACCCATTTCATTTAATCGTAAGTCGTTTACAAATGTGCTTGCCATTATCTTACCTCAGATATTATAAGTTTAAATATTATCATATAAATAAATTAATTTTAATTTTTTTAAGCAGCCACATCATCCCAATTAGGACTTTGTGTGTCTGTTATTTCACTAAAACTTGAACTTTGAGTAGATGAAACTTCACTAAAGTTAGAACTTTGATCATCATCTACTAACCCCCAAACCAATAATATACCTACAGCGCTAGAACCTTCTAGACCTACAAGCAAGACATTAGCTTTACATATATTTGTAATAGATCCTAAAGAACTGGTGGAGTTTAAACCTGAAATAGATACTACAGCATTATGATGTACCGTTATGCTACCTAAAGATGCAGTAACGCTGACCCCAGACAAAGCAACATTCGCTTCACCATCTACGTCAACAGAAACAGATCCTAGTGTTGAAACAGCTCCTGTCGCATTAGCTACTGCTTGAGCATTTACCCCAACGCCTCCAATAGCAGATGTGCTTGATAAGCCTGATAAACTTAAATTTGCTTTTGCTATAGTGCTTGTAGAGCCAATAGCTGAAGTAGCAGATTGACCTGATACATTAACTTGAACACCAAATTTTAAAGATATAGTGCCTAAAGCAGAAGTAGCAACTAATGAAGTAGGAATTATGTTTGCTTCTGCATCTGTGCTAACAGAGCCTAAAGCAGATGTGGCGGCTACGCTTGATAAAGTAAAACTGACAGAAACTGCAGCAGGTTGACCCCAAGGACCTTCGCTCCACCCAGCTCGACCCCAGCCAGACATTTACTAAGCTATTCTTATAATAGCAGTAGAAGCTGCTTTAGCAGGAAATACAATTGTGAAGTCTCCAGCTGTTGAAGTTTTATCGCCTCCAAAATCTATAGTAGCTACTGATTTATCGCTATTGGTATCGTTATAAATCATACAACCTCTGGCTGTTATAGTAGCTGTGCTAAAAGTTAAATCAGAAAAATCTGTAACTGCTGTAGTACCAGTAGCTGTTGGAGTAACATTTGTTAGAGCTGCTCCGCCTGAACTATAATTAGTTCCAGATACTTGTTGAGATGTCGTAAAAGAAGTTGTAGTAGCTCCTAAAGTAGCACTACTTGTATATAAAGCTAATTTAAAAGAATTACCACCTGAACTAAAATTATGTGTACCTTTCAAAAGGTCTACTTTAAAACTTGTTGTTAGAGTTGATGTAATTGCCATTTTTATATCCTTTTAATAATTTTTGCTAAATCTTCTCCGTCATTTTTAATTAATTCTTGAATAAGAGTAGCTTTATAAGATTTTAAAGCATTTTTTATGTAAATCAAACAAACTTTGTAAATTAAATCTTTGTAAGCTTTAGCTTGTTCTTGCACATGAGGATCTGCATCTTTTGAATAGCCACATATTTTATCTACCAATTGTTCTGCCCAAAACTCGGGAGAATGTCCGCCAAATTTAGTTGTCGAAACTTCTACCATTCCTAACTCAGGCACTCCATCTGGAGTAATTTTAATAACCATAATTATTCATCTAGTATTTTAACTTCATCTTCTGTTTCTATTACTACTCTAGCTCCACAAGGCAAAATAGGCTTGTCGTTACCTCCGTATCTCACTACAGAATTACCTAGTATTTCTACAGCATGACAATAAGTATTAGTTTTACCTTTTTTTACAGTAATAACAGGCTCATTAGTTTTATTTTTTAAATTAGCTTTAATTTTGTGTTGATTTACATGAATATAAGTTTTTACCATTTTTTAGGTTCTCCTACTACTAAAGGGTCATTTCTATCTACCATAATTCTTTTATAATTTGGTTGCGGAGTTTTTTCCATAAATTCGCTTTTTTTCATACACTTTAAATTTTTATCATCATCTAGCACAACTACCAAAGGATCTTTTAATCTATGATACCCGTAAAGTTTATCTTCTGCATTTTCATTGGTATCTAACAAAGCAGAGCTTTTTGCTATCTCTATTTGAATATTTTTGTGCATACATTTATCTAGCCAAAATTCTACACAACCTCTACCAGCTTCAGCAAAATGCAAATTACCTTTGTAACTAAAATCTATACCAAACAAGCTAATAGCACCTACTTCTTGCCAAAATCCATAAGCAATAGCATAAGCAACTGTATTGTTTAGATAATAACAATGAGATTCTTCAACAATTTCGGTTATAGGGTAGTCAACTACACCAGGACATCTATCATCTGTTTCACAAGAATATATAGGACCTTTGTGAGTTGTTAAAAGCTTTCTCATACTTGCGGTTTGGCCGCCAGCATCATCACTATCTAAAAATCTAGCTGGTGGGTCCATCATAAAAACCCGATCATGAAAAATAACTGAAGCTACAGAGTTTATCGCCCAAACTTCATCAAAATGTTGCCCATGTGATTTTGCTAAATTGTAATCGTGCCAGCTTTGACCCATACCTACTATAGCAATAGTTTTCCCTTTAAGAGATATATCTTTAGCCATAATCTGCCTCCTATGTGACAGAGCTTCGGATAGAATCGTATCTAAATTCGTCTTTTCTTCCTCTTGCTTCTGCTCTATTTTTTAATCTTGACATTTCTAAAGTAAATCTTTCGTCATACTTTTGTAGCAAATCTGCTTCACCTTTCATAAATGTATAAGCTTCGACCAAACAGCCGTACAATAAGCCATTTCTGGCGTTATTTGAGATCCATGTGCCTGTGGTATCTGTTACTAGACTGTTTGGCTTATAAAGGTACTGCAATTCGGCTGTATAGCCAGTATCAGGTACTGGTGCAACTACCAAAGTAGAGCCGTTATTTGATGCAGTAGATAAATCTTTGTCATGATCAGCGTAATATAGAGGTAAGCCTCTAGCTGTAGTATCGCTTATATCTGGTGTGTATTCTTGCATAAAAGTATTGTGTTTTTTCAGCAAATAGTGGTAGTCATTGTTGCCATCTATAACTGCTAATGAAAAGCTTAAAATATAATCAGAAGGTGCTGTAAGAAACCTATTGCCAGCGGTAAATACACCTTGAACACTTTTTCTAAAATAATCAAATTGTATCAATTCAAATATTCTTTCTTCAGTAGTTTTTATAATATCATCTAAACTACTTACAAAAGTAGTTTCATCATTTTCTACATAATTTTGAATTAAAGTTTTAAGTTCAGCTAACGTCATATTGTAATTGTAACATCTCCTAAAGAAAGTGTTAGTTCGTTTCCAGCTATCGAAGAGCCAATACCATCTTTATTAGTGAAAACTCTACCAAAATTTACTTCAAAATCAGTATTTGGTCTAGGGTTTGTCAAAGCTTCGCCATCAGTAGGATGTCTTTTAGGATCAATTTGTGGGTGTTTGGAGTTCCATTGGTCAGGTCCAACCAACAAACCATCCCAAGTTTTTTTCATATCTTTTAACTTGTAACGAAACCCACTTATGTCACAAATGCCGTATGCGTATTTACCTGTTGCTTTTGCCATTAGTAAGTTGAAATAGATGGTCTGATTCTAAATGAGGCTTTATCTTCGTCTTGATCAGCTGCTCTTCTAAATTCTTCTTCGTATATAGCTTTTAATTGTGCCGTTTTATCTGGCGATCTTTTCATGCTTAAATAATAAGCCAGACCTGCTGCAAAACAAGGATAAAACCTAAAAGGCATATCCATTGTATCTATAGAATTATCTGCATCATCCATTCTTACTAATTTATTAAAAACTAAAATATCAGTAGAATTTTCTGGTGCTGGCCATACTTTTAAAACAGGTGTGTTCAATTTATCTAGAAAAAATTGTGTTGGTCTAGCTTTTGTAGCTTTGTTAGGTATATTTAGATACTCACTACGACTTACTCTATCCATACCTATATCAGTTTGCACTTGATTTGTTGTTCTTCTTATCACAACATCAAGAATATCTATAATGTTAGCATTCAAACTATAATCAGTTGTGCCTTCAGTAACAGTTTGAGTAGCTTGTTCTATAGTCCATTGATTTAAACCTCTGTTAGCCCATTCAGCTAACATAAGATTTATTGATCTTTTTGCTGTTTTTAAATCGTAACCTGTTCTTAACTCAACACCACATCTTTCAAAAGCTTCTTCTATAAACTCTGTTACATTAGGTTCAAAATTTGTACTGCCTGATAATGCCATTATTCTTCATATAAATTGTTAAATGTGATGGATGGATCTAAATAACTTTCATGACCTTCAGCAGAATGTGTCCATTGAGAAGGTTTGAAGTCAGGAGGTCCTTCACCAGTAACCCACAAAGCAGGACTTGTAGCTCTTACTCTGTTGTTTGGCAAAGCAACTAAGTTGCCTTTCCATTCACAATCTTCAGTTATATATAATACATGAGATTGTTTGTGTTGTGCAGAATCATCTGCAATATCTGAATCTGTATAGTCAACTGTAAAAAGATATTTGCCTTGATAAAAACCACCATCTATTTTACATATCCAAGGAGATGAACTAACTCTATCTAAAACTGTCACTACATGATTTCTAGATTCACAATCCCAAGGTTGAGCTATGTGATCTTCCATAGGTGTTGGAAAATCATCCATAGGTATATCGGCTACCAGTGCTTGTAAAGGCATTCTGGCCCACATAGCACCACCATGTACGTTTTCTTCATCATTATCTTCACAATCGCTTTCGCATCCAGTAAAAACTACCTGAAAGCTTAAAGACCTATCTGGTATTGTATTTACAGCTATAACTAAACAATGCAAATATTCGTCATGGTATTTTTCATGATTGTGTGTGAATTCTCTTCTCACCCAACACTTAAAGTGTGGTACGTTGCTTATTAAGTAAGCCAACTATTTTTTCTTTGAATTTTTTAGGACAGAGCCACCTTTTGATTTTTTAATCATAGATCCGCCTTTAGATTTTTTAATCATACTTCCCCCTTTTGACTTTTTCATAAGATTGCCACCTTTAGACATCTTACGAATAGACCCGCCTTTAGATTTTTTAAGCATACTGCCGCCTTTAGACATCTTTCTTATAGAGCCACCTTTTGACTTTTTTATTACTGAAAATCCTTTTGTATTTTTATACATAATAACCTCTTACGAGATGGTAGTTACTTTTTTTCTATTAGGCATAATGTTACCACAACCTTTAGCAACGAAACCACCATTTCTCATTTGTACTTTATTTTGTTTTGACATAGATTTTTCTATAGCCAAACCCCTTTTTTTCTCGTATTTACTTAGAGAACCGTCTTTATCTAGATCGGCTTTACCTGGATTGTTAAGTTTCACAAAACCTCCGTTACTTAATTTATTTGATACATTTATCGGTTTACCTTTTCTATCTTTGTTTGGGTCTTTTGCTCTTTTTCTAGCAACTAACTTAGCTCTTTCTGCCTTAGATAAACTTTCAGCCTTACTTCTTGGCAAACATTTAGGTTTGCCTTCAGCTTCTTTTCTACTGCCGCAAGATCCTAAAATAGTGCCATCTGATCCTATTCTAACCCAATCTTGATCTAACCAACTTTGTAGTTGTCCTTTTGCCATTTTATCTTGTTTTTTCTTTTAAAACTGCACCTTGCCCTCTAATAGAGACAAAGCCACCATTTCTTTTTTTTGATTTTTTAGCATAATTTGGGTCTTTACAATATTTAGAAGCAGCTAAATTTGCATAAGCTGAAGGGTAAACATCAAATGTTCTTTTTGCCCAAGCTTTACCTTCTGGACATATTTTTCCTTTTGATTTAGCTTTAGCCATTTAACAATCCCAATCCTTTCTTGCCCAATAATTAGCACTACATCTATCGGTAGTACCTTTCATGCCTGCGCTTCTAGCACAATAAGATTTCTTTCTAGCTTTATCATTTTTGTGCATACCTAAATTTGCGTCTCCAAAAGTTATTCTCTTTACTCTTTTACTTTCGCTGCTGCATCCCATAACAAAAACTACTTTACGTTTTTTGCCATATCCAGGCTCGCCAGCTCGAATAGCTCTTGGTTTGTTGAGAGTTACTTTTTTCCCTTTGTATTCAGCCATTAAAAGTTTTTATTTAATACTAATATAATAGAGTAAGCATCCCCATTGGAATGTCCTACCGTAGTAAAATCAATATCTCCTGTAACTCCAGAGCCAGCATTGTTTGGTATGCCAGTAAATAAATCATAGTATTCATCTCCTGTACTATCTGCTGGTAACGGTATAGCTAAAACATTAGTAGAAGCGTCAAATTCAACATCTACTCCCATTCCTCTAGTTGCCCAATAAATCCTAGATATAGAAACACTTGTACAAGCGTTACCATTTGCATCAGCAGCTAAAGCTGAAACGTCTACTTTCTTTACAGATGCTTCACCTGTACCGTCAGATTCATTAGTAAACTTCAAAACGGCAGTTTTACCACCGTCTTGAATAGTTTGACTTGTTACTACATCAGCCATAATTTACTCCTTACGCTATTTGAACGTATTCAATAATAAACGTAAATTCACCAGCAGTTGTTGCATCTACTGTATTAGTAATATTACAGAAAATTGTTCTTTCTGCGGATGTGTACTGAACGGAAGCTGGTGCTGTAGTTGCGTCTTGTGTTTGTAGCACAAGTGAAGTTACAGTAACATTTCCAACTACTACCGTAGTACCCCCATCTAATATTTCATCAGTTTGGGCTGCAACAATTTGTGCGCCTGAACTGGTTGTACCTACTTCATAACCAATATCACCAGTTCCTATAACAGGTGATGTGTTACAAAATATTTTAATATCAGTAATAATTGTGTTAGCTGGTTGCGTAAACTGGCCTATAGAAGGTGAATCACCCGCAGTTGTGTTTACAGTAACTCCAGTTGCAAAACCAACGTGCTTTACAAATTTATTTGTAACAATACCCGTTGATGCAATATTTACAACATCAGTTTCTGCTCCTGTTGTTGCATTTTTTGATATGACCTTAAACCCATTTTCGGATCTGACTGGCCCACTAAAAGTCGAATTTGCCATAATTTCCTCCGTTGGAAATCGTCTTTATCATCTCGGCTTGTCTGCTAGGTCAGTTGATAAAGATATTAAAATTACCCTAGAGTTAAAATATTACTATACTGCTTCTTGCGTAGCAATAGGTAGTTTTTCTTTTGCTTTCAGAACTAATTGATGGGCTTCAAAAAGAGCTTCATAAGACTCTTTGATAGCTGGATCTTTACCGTAAAGGTTAGTTAAATCTTCTGAAATCATTTCAATTAAGCATCTAGTTGTTAGTAGTCTTCCCCTCATATCTTCAAGTTTATTTTCCATAGTCATTTCCCTGTATCTGCGTTTTTGTTTGATGTCAAATTTAAGCCAATTTTGAATATTTATTAGCTTTTTTTGAGTTTCTGTATATTGACACCAATCACGAATCTGTTCAACAGATCTTCCGCATCCTTGGCAAATTTTATCAAATGGAATTACCGAAGTGGTACAACTACCCATACAGGGCGTTTCAGATAGGCTATTTGGTTCGTGTAACCTCATATTTATATCCTTAGTTACAGGCAGTATATTATAAGTTACAGAAAAAAGAAAGGGGTCCGAAGACCCCTCTCTGAGATGTTATGAATTAAGCTCCCTGAGAACCGTCAACACATCTCCAGTTAGAGAATCCAAATGAATATCTCTCTCTGGCTTTGTATCTCATGTTTCCAGTGTCAAAATCCCCTTCTAAAGAAGTTTGCATTGGTGATCTAACAAACATTTTAAAACCATCAGGTACATCAGTTTTTAAGAAGTAAGCATCCGAATCAGTTAAGTAGTGATTTACTACATAACCTTGAGGAAGCATTCCTTGATTTCTAACTGAGTTGATGTCGTTGTCAGAAGTTCCTACTCTACCAGGAGTATTCATTAATCTATCAGCCACAAATTGAAGTTGTGGTGGAACGATTAATTTAGTTCCTTGTAAAGCAATTGCAAGTCCACGATCATCTGTCTGAGTAGAGATTCTAATTAGTGCATCTTCTAATGAAGTTTCATTAAGATCTGCAAAAGTAGTAGCTCTATTCTGAGCAGTTCCTGAAGATAATGGGTGATCAGTAGCGATTAAAGGCTTACCATCTCCACCATTAAAGCTTGTAGAAAAAGCGTTATTTAGAATATTAGCCGCTTTGATCTGCTTAGTGTTAGCCATACTTCTAGCAAGTGCTTTAGTATATCTAGAACCAAGACGGTCATAGAGGTTATCTTCTACTGCTTCTTCTGTTAAAGCAAAAGCAAGAGCTACGGTTTCGTGTTCATAACGAGCCGTAAATCCTTCTGTTGCATTATCAAAGCTTACTCCAGCTCCTTCAGCTTTCGTAGGTGCATTACCAAAACCAACGATCATTACTTCTTCTTCAAAAGCTCGGTCTGAACTTTGCTCTTCAAAGATTTCTGCGTGTTCGTTGTCATATCTGCTGTACTCCATACCAAAAAGGGCATTTAGTCCAGGCTCTAACTCTTTAGCGAGTTGCGCTCTATTTATAGCCATGATTAAACTCCTGTAGTAGTAGTGTATTGGTGTTCGTTAATTTTAACGATCACGTTTACGTTAGCAGAACCCCTTTCATTGTTTTCAGGATCTCTAGAAAAGCCTATGATTCTGAAATTTTCAGCAGCAGATGTTGCTCCTGAATCAACTTCAGCTTTTGATTGGCCAGTAATAGTAGAACCAGCTGTGTAAGCTAAATCTACATTAGCGCCAACAGCAGCTAAAGCAAGGGAACCAGTACATTGTACTTCGTAGAGATTGTTTGGATCATCTTCTACTAAAGCAGTTATAGTACTTGTTGAAGTTTGACCAGTCGGGAAAAACGATTTAAAAGTTACGTTACCCGCAGAGTCGCTAAATTGACACCCTCTAAAAATTCCTAAGATTGGTTGCTCACTTGCCGCATCATGGACAAGAATAGTACCAGCCGCAGTCATTCTTACAGGATCTCCTGAGAAAATACTTCCAGTTGCGCCTGAAGCAATTTCGTATTCGGTAGTTCCGTTGTTTTGAACACTCGAACCTAATTTGCCTACAAGCTTAAAACCGAAAGGTGCATCTTTATTAGCCATTTTATTTCCTTTATTTTAAGTTTGTGTTAAGTGTCACTCCCTATTGCCACCGCCAAAAGTTACGCTTGAAGTCCTTCTCGGTCTTTCGATTGGAGAACGACTATCAGATTCCTTCATAAGATCATTATCGACAGCAGATTGCATTTCTGCAGCTCTTTTATTGAAATAATCATTTCTTTCCTGTCTTGTCTCTAAAGGTATCTTAGCTAACAACAACCCTCCTACTGATACAACACCTGCGTGTTTTCCGTCTTGAATAGATGGTAACTGAAAATCTCCTATCTCTTCTGAACGAACAAGCTCAAAGCCTTCTCTCAGACGAGACATAATATTTTTGTTATCAGGACTATTTAAGACCTCTGCACGAATCCATCTGTAGGCATAACCTTCAGGCGGTTCTGGCGTTTCTAACATTGTTGGTGGTTGCCAAGGTTTGCGAGATTCTTGGGACTCTCGAGTGTCCGCAGAACGATCAGTTCTGTTATTAAAATTCTGTTCAACATCCTTCTCTATTTTTGTTTTTTTATTTGTCATTTAGTTTACCTTTTTACAAATTTTGCGTATTCAGTTAATGGTACATTTAATCTTTTTGCCATTTGGACTTCTGATGGAGATAATTTTACTTGTCTCTTACCAGATACACTTGAGTCCGCTCTAGCAGCAGATGCCACTCGCTGTTGTGGTTTTTCCGTTGTGTTTGAATTTTCTTCAAACTTATGTGGAAACTCCATTCTCATACGTTTGTTAACCTCAGTATAATACTCATCTGAGGTAGGATCAAACCCTTCTTGCTTTAATTGTTTATCAATTGTAAAAGCCCCCATAGTCATAATTTGATCATTTCCAAACCATTCATTTTGATCTGCCCAAGTTTGAGCTTTTGGATCAATTTGTTTAGGTGCTGAATTAGTTGCAACATCTAAATTATTTTGAAAGTTTTGTTCTTCTTTTTGTGCGTTTTGATATTCTAATTCTTTCTTTTGAGTATCTATTTTGTTTTCTTCAACAGCTATTTTTGCCAAAATATCTGTAGCTTTTGCAACTTTTTCAAAATCTTGATTTACTTGTGCTTCTGTAAGAGCTTTAGTAGCTTGTACTCTTTGAGAATTCAATCGGCTTTCTGCTTCAGTCAAATAATTTTTTTCTGTAACTTCTTTAGAGCCTCTTAACTTTTTATTTTCTTCTTGAATTTGTTGTGCATAATTCAAAGCAGAATCTTTTGCTCTTTCTTCTTCACGAAGTTTTCTGGTTAAATTATTTATTCTTTTTTGTACTTTAGAAGAATATTCTTCTAACTCTTCTTCTTCGCCAACAGATTCTGTAGCGGTTTGTTCTACCTTATTTTCTTCTGTCGCTACAGCTTCAGCATTTTCAACTTCTTCTGTTGTTGGTGTTGGAGTATCGAGTTCTACTACTTCAACTCCCTCTACCTCTTCTACTATCTGCTCTTTCGCTTCTTCGTTCATATTTACTCCTATACTGCAATAATATCGTTTGGATCTTTTATAGTGGCTAAGACTTCATCATCATTGATAAGACGACACTCAGCATCATCTCCTAATTTAAATCTTGCACCAGCATATCTGCCAATCAATACCCATTGTTTTTCTTGACACCAAGGGGTGTCGCCAAACTTTTTAGAATCGTTATAACAACCGTCTCCCATTTTTACTACATAAGCACAAACGGAGGCTAAAGTTTCTCTTTCTATATGACTTTTTACTAAATGAATTCCACCAGAAGACACCCCTGTACCAGCGTAAGGTAAAACTAATATTCTATAACCTTGAGGTTGTGGCATTCGATCAATTAAAGTTTGATCTAATAAAGTTGGATCTAGAACTCTTTTTTCTTCTGACACATAAGTTTCATCCAAAGCTTCGCCAGTTTCTTTATTTTGTTCCTCTATTTCTTTCGCTATATGGTCAGGGACCATTACTTGATTTTTCGTCTTCATCAATATATTTACCTAGCAGTTCTCTAAATATATTTTCTGCGTCAGCCAGAGAACTGTAACGGCCTCGCAAAAATTCGTATTGATCCATGCCCTTTACTCCAGCCAACATTTGATCAACTACGTCTTGTCTTCTATCTTCAAGAGCTTTTATATATTTGTCTCTTAAATTGATAGCCGACATTAACTAACGCCAGAAAACTTAGTACCGAACTCAGCGATACCAACTCCTCTCGCTTTTCCTTTGCCCATACCTGGAGTAGGTTTGGTATTAACTGCAACGCTTTTTACGTCTTTAGTTTTTACTGTACCTTTTCCTTGATAAGTGAATTTGTTTTTATTCATGTGGGTATAATCGACTAAATTCAAAAAATTTGCAAGTTATTTTACTGGCACTATTTTTAAACCTTTTACGCCATTAGCTGTTTCTCTTCTAACTTTGTCTTTTGCAACCTCTAAGGTTGCGTTAGTTATAATCGGAAACGGATAATCTGATCTAGTAACATTGTATTTTTTTTCTTTCATAATTAATTACCTGAGTCGTACTCGGTTAGAGCCTTCCAATAAAGTTTTATTTTTTTCCATAAATATTTATAAATTATTTTAATACCTTCTGGATTTGAATTTTCCATTATTAGTATAAATATACACAAAACAATTGTTAAAATTAAAATAGTATTCATTTCTTCCTTGAATATTTTTTAGAATATACATTAGTTTTTCTTCATCAAATCTAACATTTTCAATTCTCTTTGTTGTTTTAATCTTTGTTGAGTTGTGTCGTCTTTCATTTCAGCAATATCTTCCTGAGTATTAATGCGTTCTTGGTCTAATTTATTTTTAGCCATAGAATCATTTCTTCTACGAGATTGATCAGCAACAAATTGTTGTTGTTCTTGTGCTAATTCTTGACCTTTTAGAGCCAACTCTTGTTTTCTGATGGTTACTAAAGGATCTTCGTCTGAAGGCGGTCCAATTTTTTCAGTAAACTCAACAATCAATTCGCTTAGTATAGGTGCAGAAAATTGTGCTAACAAGTCTTTAGCTTGCATATTTAGAGCTACTCCTTCTTGACCACCTACTTGTTGTGCTTGTTGACTTAGTTGTTCAAATTGATTTTTAAATTGAGGTGGCATTTGTTCCAAAGCAACCATGTCAGCTTTCATTTGTAAATGTTCCATAATATGAGCATGAATCGTTGCTTGCACTTGTAAATTACTTTGCACAGGAGGAGTGTTCAATAATGCCATATGTATAGCTATATGTGCGTCATGATTTTGTTGTGGAAAAGCTTTAGCAGCTTGAGCCATAATTAAAGTGTTATTTTCTAAACCAGCTTCTATAGGCATAGGTTCGGAAGGGGGTGGTGGATTTAACAGGCCATCTATATTTTCAACTCCAATTGCTGCGTACATTCTTCGATAAGCTTCGTAAACTCCACCTTGACCATGAACTTCTGGATTGGATTGAACTAATTGCATCATTTCTTGAGCCATAGCTATTCTTTGTGAAGTGCTAAAAATATCAGGATTGGAAATTGGTATTATATCTACTCGATCATCAAAATCATTTAATTTAATTTGCATGTTACCGTTAGCTGTCATGTATGGATATTCATTTGGTAAGTATTCTTTAAAGACCGTAGCTAATAATTTAAATTCTTTTTTTTGTGCTGAGTGTAATCTTTTGTGTATAGCTGATAGAACTTTAGTAGATCTTTCTAACAAAGCTAAAGTAGTTCCTACTGGAGCATTAGGATTGCCTTGACCAGTATTTATTTCTGCTATAGACGCAAACTTTTGTCCTGATTCAACTAATATGCCTAACAAATTCAACAACGTACCACTTGGTTCTTTGAATGGTAGCGGTTGAATTGATTCCCTTAATGAACCACCAGGGGCATCCACATCTCTAAATTCTCCAGGCTGAATAGGAGAGTCTTCGTCTCGTATTCTAATCCCTCTTGTCTTGAATCCAGCAGGTAGATTAGCAAGAGTTCCTGCGTCAATTAATTGCCTTAGTATTGATGTAGATGCCTTGGAAAGACCTCCGATCATATGTGTTAAACCAAACCCATAAAAACCTAATCCTGGTAAAAATTTAAAATGAACAAAATAATCTATTTTATTTCTTAACGGATCATTCTCTAAAAAATTTCTTCTGATTGATAAAACATTTTGACTATTAACATCAATAGTAACTATGTAAGGTAATTTAACACCAGAAGGCATACCATCTGCTGACTTATCCTCAAAGCCAGGTATGTTTAAATTACAATGTACTTCGTAAAGTAAATTAACTTCACTTGAATCATACTCTGGTTCTAGACCAGATAACTTTTCTATTTCTTCTTTGACACCTGAATAATCAGTAGCCTCTTCACCACCGTATAAATCTATTTTTTTATAAAATCCTTGTTGTTGTAATTTACGAACTTCATTCTCAGGCATTTTTATTATGTTAGTAATTCTAGGGCAGTTTTCTAAATCGGTTGTGTAGTACGGCACAATTAAATCTTCTGGTGCAACAAATTTAGAAACGGCTCTACCTAATACTTCGTCATAATATATTTTTTTAAAAGCAGAACCTGCTAATGGTAAATAAAATAACAATTGATCTAACTCTTCGTCATACTCCTCCATAACATGAACTATTTGATAGTTCATAAATTCTTTAACTCGTTGTGCTTGTTCCTCAACGGTTGAATCATATTGACCAACTACTTGAGTTTTTATAGGGCCGCCTGCTGGTAATAATTCTTTGTAAGCTTGTGCTTGAAAAGTTGTAACGGCTTCGCCCAATAAAGGGTGTATAACTCCTGAAGCGCCAGCAAAAGGTTCAGATCTTTCGCTATCAAACTTCATACCTAAATATTTTAGTCCGTCTATGTAGGTTCTCTCCCAATCTTCTCTAGAAGCTTTATCTTTTTCAATACCATCAATAAGTTGATTGCTTATATTCAAAAGCTCTGATTCTTCTATAAGTTCTGCTAAATTTTGATTAAAATCAGACTCAACCATATCGGGCTGACCTGTATCTAAAACGGCACTACCATCATCTTGTATGATAAAACCACCTTCGCCAGATTGCTGTACACCTTCTATTACTTGTAAAAGTTCGTCTTCTTCAACTGACTTTGGTTTGTCAGCATTCAAAGTATTTGGTGCAATTGGTTGATTTTCTATAGCCATTTTAATGTAAGATTCTATCTTCTGATAATATTCCTTGAGAACTTAGTTCGCCAACTATTTCTAAATTAAAATAGTCTGCTTGCTCTAAAGCATTCTCCCAAGAGTGTGCCAGAATACAAGGACCTTCTTTTACTATTCCGTCTTCAACGTATTGTGTTATGTAAATACCCATTAGTAATAAACTCTATTTATAATTGGTTTTTCATCATCTTCATAATCATCATTTAAAGAAAGTAAACCACCTTCTCTAAATCTCATTAAAGCTTGAGTCATAGTATCACATAAATCATCATTTGCACCAAAGGGAAAAGATGCACATTCTTCTATCATTTCTTCAGAAAAAGCTCTGATGGGTGCATAAACTAAACCACTTTCAAATATAGGTGCGACTGAGTGCATACGAGTTGTTTTATCGTGACCTCTAGTTGGCGAGTAATTTACTACAGGTATGCCAAGTCTTCTTAGTTCATGAGTTAAAGGCGTACCTGAAGCTTTGGCCTCTATTATTACCATATCTGGCTCCCAATATTTATACTCTTCCATAGCTATTCTTTTAAGTTCAGGAAAATCATATCGACCTTTTTGACAATCTAATAAAATTATAGAATCAGGAGAATCTTCATTTGGGCGAAAAACTCCCCAAGTTGATATAGCAGAATAGTCAGCGTTTTGTTTTTTAGAAAAAGCCGTATCATAACTTTGAATTATATAATTGACTGCTGGTAAAGAATCATGTTCCCATTTTTGCCACCACTCTCGTTTAATTATAGAGCCTTCTTCAGCAGTAGGAGTTTGCATCCATTGAGCATTCCACTTCATAGCGGGTAAGGATGCTTTAACTTTTAATAATTCTTCTTTAGCCCAAAACTCTTCCCACAAAGGTTTTTCAGTTTCAGGAAAAATAGCTGGAAATTCAACTATATCCCATTGATCAGCCAGCGGTTCTTTTTGAGCATTTAATAATTTAGCGGTTAAATCTAAATTACTCCATCTGGTCATAACTAAAACTATAGCTCCACCTGGTTGTAAACGCTGTCTAGGTCCAGAGGTGTACCATTCCCAACAAGACTCCATAGCAGTCGGACTCAAAGCATCTTGTTCTGAATGCGGATCATCAATAATCATGAGATCTGCACCACGACCAGTAATCGCACCCCCAACACCAGCAGCAAAGTATTCGCCATTTTTATTGGTTTCCCAACGACCAGCAGATTTACTATCAGACGATAAGGTTACTTCTGGAAATATTCTTTGATATTCTTGAGTGTCCATCATGTTTCTGACTTTACGACCAAAACGTACTGCTAGTTCACCAGTATGCGTGGCTTGCATAATTTTACGATTAGGAGTCTTGCCCATAATCCAAGCTGGAAAATAAGTAGAGGCAAATTCAGATTTAGTGTGTCTAGGTGGCATATTAACAATCAAACGATTTATAGTGCCATTTGCAATACCTTCTAATTTTTCAGCAAAAATTTTATGGTGACGACCACAAATAAAACCATCCCACATATGCTCAACAAAATTTAAAAAATTATCCTGACAACCTTTTTGTTTTTTAATTAAATCTAAGCGCTCTTTTAAAGCCAACGCTTCTTTTATTTCGGAATCAGATAAATGACCAAGACTCATACAATTTTTAATTTACCATCTTTGGTGTAATCATAAGGTATTTGCAAAGCGGAGAGTTTTCTTTCTATTTCATCAAGACCATCAAAGCCCATACCTTTGCTAATTCTTGGATCAACAGCACCACCAGATCTAAAGGCACTTATACCTTTCTCTGCTATAGCTTTTCGCAATTCATCATCTATTCTAATAGTAAAACCAACATCTAAATTTTTAGTAATAAAATCAATCTCACCAGAAAGCAAAGAAGTATCAACTTCAATCTTTTTTTCCATACCAAGCTCTTTTAAAACTTTTGTCACTTGTGCTGGAATTTTTTTATCATAAAGGTCTTTTATGTATTCAAGTCCTTCTGCAGAATCTCTTTTCGCAACGCCAGGAGAAAAACTAAAAACTAATTCATACACATTAGGATCAGCAGCTGCAGCAGCAATATTCTCTCTGACAGTTGGCACTTCTACCCGAGCAATATCTTTATCGTCAAATGGACCTCTGCGTATTTTATCACTACCTCTAAAAGATACAGGTGTTTTTAAAATTTCTTTACCATCTTTACCTTTAAATACTGGATTATTAATATCAGCGTTAGCTCTTAAAAATTTATTAAAAGATTGTTCGCCAGGTACGGTACTCAAAGGTCTAGTCGGATCATAAAATAATTTTTTATAGTAAGCATCTATATCATCTGCCATTTCTGGAAAATTACGTTTACTTGGCATTTTGTATTCAGAAACAAATTTTGCGTTATCTTTATAGGACTTAACAATTTTTGCTATATCTTTATCTAGGTCTTTTATCTCGCCTAATAATTTTTTTGCTTCAGGTGTGTTTTTACTAAGTTTTTCATATGCAGCTTTTTTTACGGCTTGTTGTGATTTTAAATAGGCAGCTTGAACAGATTCTTGTTTTATGTTTTTTGAAATTTTTTGGAGGGCTTTTAGTTCCTCAAGTGTAGAAAAAGGTTTTTTTGTTGATTTAACATAATTACTTAACATTTTAGAATACTCAGATTGCACTCTAGCAACAACTCTTGTTTTGCCAGCAGTACCTAACAAATCAATGACTCCATCAAAAACCAAAGCATTATCGTAGTTAGGATAGTGGTTAGTTGCACTACCTCCTTTTTTTCTTAAATTTTCTAAATTTCTAACCTGATAAACTTTTTGAGTTTCAAAACTAAAGTCACCTCTTCTATTTAATCTATCAGCAGCTTCTTCAGTAAGTTCAGGCATATATCTATCTGACTTTTTAACATTTTTAAAATTAAACAAACCTTTTTGATTTTTTTTAACATATTGATCAAACACCTCTAAAGATATTTCTCTATCACCAAATTGTTTTTTTAGTTGTGGATGTAATCGACCAAATTCATCTGTAATTCTTAAAGCTCGTAATTCGCCTTCGGTCACTTTGCTACCTTTACCAACTTTTTTTAACAAAGCCACATACTTTTCAGCAGTAGCTCGTTCTGGTAGTTTGTCGCCAGCTTGATCAGTTATAAATTTTCTAGTGGGCGATATTAAATTTGATGTGTTTGGATAAGCTAAATCATCTAAATCTTTTTTAATAAAATCTGGGAATTTAGCTGGAATAGCTTCTTCAGTCGCTTCTATTAATTTAGGTTCATTTTTTGCTAATGGTTGAACAGCTTTTCTAGCTCGTATGAATCTTAGAATTGGCACGAAACTAGCAATACCAAGAGCAGTTAAAGCACCATAACCTAATCCTCCTAAGAGATCTCCTTCTTGAACTTTTTCGCTGGCTCTCGTACCAAACTCGCCAACTTCGTAAGCGGTAAGGGCATCACCAATACCAGGGGTAACACTAATTGCTATTTGATCGACAATAGGTAGTTCTTCAAACTTGCGATAAGCATCACGCACATTACCTTTGCCTATTAAATCTTGTATATCTGCGGTTAGTTCAGCTCTATTAGCCATTTCTTACCCCAATAGTTCAGCTAACATTTGTTGGCGTAAGGCTCTATTTTCTAATTCAGTCATATAATCAGCTAATCTGATATTACTACCGCCATAATTAGATATAAATTTTGATGGCATAACACTAGCAATACCTGTTTCTTGGCCAGTTGTTTGTTCTGGATAAACAATATCAGGTCTAGGGTTGAGTATGTCGTAAATATCTAATCCAGTATTAATAGCATCTACAATTTTACCGTAATCTATATTTATGGGTTCGGGTGCTGGCACTCTTACAACTACTTCTTCATCTGGCAGTCTATTTTCATCTAAAGAATTATTATACAAACTGGTAAAGAAACCACCTACACCCCCACCAAAAGAAAATCTTGGAATTATTTTACTACCGTCTCCAGCAGTACCCATAATTTTTTCAGCAGAATCTAATTTATTTAATTGATCTCTACGATCTCCTAACTTTTTTACTATAATGTTACTAAAAGTTAGTTCTTGATCTCTAGCTGCTTTTTTTTGTTGGAGGGGTAAAGTTTTAAAAATTTTATTGTTAACATTTCTAGCTTTGTTTAACCTTTTTAGTTCTTGGTTAATATCATCAACACCCATACTATCTATAGTTTTTATATAATTTCTTAATAAAGGCGCTCCTTTTAAAAGTCTAGCCATAGGAAACATACCAACTAAATCCAAGCCGATACTAGCATAAGTAGCTTCCGCTGGATTTTTAACAAACTCTGGTAACATAAAATCTCTAGCCACGCCCAAAGCGGTTATGCCTTGGTCATAAATATTTTTTAAATTTGACTTTGAAGCTGTAGGATCTGCTACTCGCATTTTACTCTATATCAGCTAATAATTTATCAATCGTACCGCCTTCTTTCATGCCCATAGAGTCCCCCATAACCTTACCCATAATCTCAGGATTACCAAAACTTTGTTCAGCTAAAGCAAGATCTTGTAAAGAAATGCCAAATTGTTTTAAAAAAGCATCTATTTCAGCTTCAGACATACCAGCGGCCATCATTTCTTGTACTAAAGCACGAATTTCACCTAACGCAGCTTGCGCTTCAGAAACATCTGCTTGAGAAACCGTTTCAGTATCAGTTGCAATCATATTGGGACTGCCGCCCATCATGTTTTCTAACTCATTCATTTCTTCCATTTTAACTCCTATAACTAGAGCAGACCCAAACTATAGAGGAGAAGAGATGAGTCGTGAGACTTTTAGTCTGAGTCTGCAATATTCTATTCATAATATATATTATTTAAAAAATAATGATATACCAGTATGGGTACCCTTTGCAAAAAAAGTGGAATTTGTTTGAGAGAGTTATTGTGCTTGATTGTGTTATATACTGCCTGGCTCCAAATGGGTCCCCGCCTGTTTTTTAAGTCCCAACGCCGACCCGATTGCGTCAGCATTAGAGTCCCATATAGCACAAAACCCACAGTTAAGTGGGTTTTGGCTAACAAAGAAAAGATTAGTTAGTGCGTGTGGGACTATCCAATCTTCTTATCTCTTCTTCGCTAAGTGACATGACTTCTTCCATATCAATTGTTTTCCATTCGCCATTTGCAATATAACTTACATTGTTAATTGTTAGATCAGTTGGACTATATGATACTTCGTAACATTCGCCTCCATTCTCTAACACAACCTTCATTAATATTTTTCTTACTCGCATAACTTTTCTCCTTTGTTAATT